TGCGGCGAAGAGTCTGCTCGGGTGTTTCACCTGGAAGCATGGAATAGCCAGTGCCAATGCAACCGCCCTTCCACGAGCCAGTTCGCTCGCCGACTTCATCGTCAAACCGAACGTCGATGGACTGCTTCATCATGTTCACCACAGGAAGCCACAGTGGGAGGCGAAGCCATTTGGCGAGCAGCCAGTGCCAGTACCCTCGTTCGACGTAGACCGTAGCTATTCGCACTTGCACTTCACCACTGCGCAGCGTGTAGCGATATACATAATCCGCTACCCATCGCCCGTCCTTTGGATCGCCATCGTAAGACCGATCCTTTAGAACAAACTTGCCATCCGGCTGCATGACTTCCCATTTAACGAAGTCCATACACCAAGGCATGTGAATAAACTTGCACTTATCACCCCAACACAATACAAGTGCATGGTGTGAGTCGTAGTAGAAGCCCCATGACTCCATGATCTCGTATGGCTCACGATGCCACCGATCTAAAAACGGCAATGCGATGAGAAACCCAAGCAGGTCCAGGCAATAGCCTTCGTTGAACAGGGACAGCCCGAATGAGAACCGAAGGCGACAACCTTCGAGCGATCGTTTGATTCTGTAGATTGTTCTACTCATAATTAACCAATCCTTTCAGTGCGGTGAATTAAATCTGGAACGGCTTTTACGTTGGACGTTTCAAAGGCTTCGCACCACTCTCGCGCCAACTCGCGTAGCTGCTGGTTCTGCGATTCAATCTCGATTAACTTGTGCGGCGCAATGACAACAGGGCAGACGAGGGTTTCTAAGTGGTCCTCTCCATCGCCTTGATACATCCAACAGTCTTGATTGCCGAATCGACGGAACTTCTCGGCCTTCAGTTGCTCGACTTCTAGTTCAAGCGACTTGATGTGCTCGATGTGTCCAGCAATGCGAGACTGGGCGGCTGCTAGCTGGGCTTTCTTATCTTGCGAGAAACGAATGAAGGCAACGGCTATTTCAGTTGCCACCTTTAGCTTGTCATCGCTCGACCCGTTCTCGATCTGTCCGCGCAGCCAAGCAGTGTCACCAACGCCCAGCGTGTGCTCTGTTTGGCTCATCGCGTAAGACAAGCCATCGATAATCCTGTGATCCCAGTCAGTTGCTAATTGATCACTCACAATGCGCCCTTTCATTCAGAGTGGTAAGTTTTTTCCAGAGGTCTCAAGTGTGTTGGCCACTTGGCATCACGATCTGTAAACGACTTGTCGATGAACAGGACACGGTTCGTTGGCTGGCAAGTGATTCGGCCATTGTCCAGTTGAATGAACTGAAACTCTTTGGCTTCATCGGGAGCTTCGGAATAAGCGTCACCGATGGGGATGGCGGTGAACAGATACTTGCCTGCGTGCTCTTGGTCATGACCACAGCGAGCCAGTACATCCAAGCCATAGAGATACTTGTAGCAAAGCGTCGAAAACTCGTTTCCGTAGCAATCCCAATGCTGGGCATACGACGGCAGCCACCCGCTAAATGGATCAGCGTTGAAGCTCAGTGCATGCAGCGGAACTTCACGATAGACCGCGCCCGATTTCAGCATGATCTGACAGCCCCACACGCGGCCAGTGTAAGCGACGATGCCGAACCACACGCATGGCTCAACACCCGTCATCTCGCCGCCAGTGATGTACTTCCGTTCGACATAGCAGTATTGGTGAGTTGGTATGTCACCTGATTTGGAATAGATCAAGATTGCTCCTTGGCTATCTGGGCGTAATTGAAAAAATCAACAGTTTCGTCGCCGTTGAGGACAATGAATTTGTCCGCCTCTGCATCCCTGATCCACAGCAACCTTCTTTGCCGCCATCGGTCAGTTGAAGATTGACGAACAAAAACCATCGTCCCGATATCCGCAAGAGTCGGTTCTAAATACTTGACGGGATCATGGATAACTGGCAAGTCGCCAATTCGACACCACGGACCACCGCCTTGACGACAGCATTGCAAGTCTTTTTCGGTGACAGGATAGACAGACATGCCGCCATCATTTCCTAGCTTCTTGGTCCATAGTCCTACGCTGTCCGGGAGTGAATCTTGCCATTCTAAATTGGCCATCTGACTATCCTTTCTTCTGGTTGAATGATCGTTCATCAGCCTGCGACTTGAGTGCCTGCAACGTTCTTGCAGCTTTCACAAAACACTCAAAGCACGTTTCGCCGTAGTGCTTTTCATTGCGACCAATCACAAGCGTCTTTGGCTTTGCGCTGTCGGCAGTATGGAGCATGATTAAGTTGCCTTCGTGACTGCGATCCGCGTAAACAAGTAAGTCAAGAACATCAACCGCCATCTGAATAGCCTCGATGTCGTAGCGACTGAAGCCCGATGTGCCTGGACGTTCCTGCGACATCTTTCGTAATCGATCCAACCTGTCAAACGCTGCCTGATTGCTCATACCCTTATCCTTTCAAAGTGTCTGAACTGGCTTGTAAGTTGAACGGCAGAATAGCGCCTTTCGGCAGTACCCACAGCCACCGCATTTCAGCTACATCAACGATCGAGTCGTGTGGCGGATAGACTTCGATTCCAATTTGATCGGGCCAGAAGTGATCTTTGATCGCCTGGAGGTCGTCCCACGTTATCGGCAATCCATAGCCTCGCTTGAAGTAGTTATCAACGTTGGTGGCACGGGTATGCTTGACGGCTACGCGAAGTGTGCCTTCCCATGGAGTTCCATTGCAGGCCGGTGTCTTATTGCGGTAGACCTGGACGCACCAGCCTCGCTCGCGATCGACATAAGCCTCGTCTGGGTACGGCGCCATTGAAGTGTACGTTGCAGCTTGCAATCGCTTCGGGTCGATCATTGAATTGCTCCTTTGGGTCATAGCTTAACCGCATTGACCCAGCGACGCAATTGGAATACTCTGATAGGCGAGGGCCTTGAGCACGTTGGAAGTGCTTTCAGTTGCTTAGCGGCAATTGGTATCCATGCAAAGAAACAGTTGATCGCGTTGAATGGCATGGAGTAACGCCTGCGAGGGCGTGGTGCGGGTTCGATTCCCGCAAGGTCCACTAAGCTGATCGCAGGGTGCTTTAGAATGCTGGCCAGCGGCTACGCAAGTACTTCGATCGAGGAAAGCGAGACGGCGACGACGGCTCTGTAGTTCGACTCTACGGCGTCGCGACTAGAGCGCCCTGCAATCAGCTTAAAAGAACGTGAGCATCACAGATAGCGAGCGAGACTAATGCACAGAACTGTAGTTAAACCAGGCAACGTTTACGGCGAGTTGACTGTCGTTCGTGAGGTCGAAGCGTCAGCAGGTAAGAGACACGTCCTTTGCAAGTGCGTATGTGGCCAGCAGAAGACAGTTCGGCTGGGGCATTTAACCAGTGGTCATTCAACTTCATGCGGTAAGTGTGGGCTATTGCTGAACGGGGAGCGAAAGACGATTCGCGAATGGGCTGAACTGCATGGAATCAATAAGTCAACCTTGAGGGCTCGCCTCAAGGTCATGGGGCTCGAAGAAGCTCTGAAAAGAAAGTAATGCTTTTTAGACGTGCTTCCATTTCCTACCAAGTGCGACGTGAGATATGGTGCCCTGCGATACAGAAAAGTCGTGGGCTATAGTTTTCAGGAGTTCTCCACTTGCCCTCCGTTTGCGGATTTCAGTTATGTTTTCGTCAGTTAGCTTAGACCTTCCGTTGCGCTCGCCCTTTGCAATGGTTCCGTGCATTGCTTTGTCGGAGTGGTTTTCTTGAGAAGTTCCCCAGGTGAGATTTAGGACATGATTGTTAGCTTTGTTTCCGTCTAGGTGCCTGCATTGAAGGCCATCAGGGCATGGTCCTACAAAAATTGTGAGCACTAAAGCATGCACACGTATTTGTTGCATTCTCCCATCGCGGTAGAGGTTGATGCAGTGATAACCATCCGTGTCCGCTACGAAATTGAGTTGGCTAGCATTTATCCAAGGTCTATTTTTACCCCGTCCATTGCGAGGGCAAACAGACAGAACAGTGCCGTGTTCGTTAATGGCGTATCGTGGATAGCCAGGGATTACACGAAAGCCAGTGGGTACCGTAGAATCGGAATCAGACATTACTTGAACCTCATTCGTTCAGGTGGTGTTGAGAAGCTCGTCGCGGTTTCGCAGACCGCGCGAGCTTTGTTTTTACGAAGGGTGCATTGTAGCATATCTCAATGAGCAAATCTCCATTTTACGATCTCGTGCCTAAGGGTGCCGTAGCTAACCTGAAATGGCGCATGCGTTGTCGTGAGCGTGCGATTACTGATCGCCGATTTCGCGACGCTTTGTACCAAGCGTGCATGGAAGACGTTCTTTTTTTCTGTGCATTCGCATTGTGGGTGATTGAGCCGCGCTCCAAGTACAAGCAGCAGCCGATGATCCCGTGGTCCCATCAGGAGCCAGTGATACTGGCGATGGACGAAACAATCACGGAGGCCATGGAGACGCAGCATCCAGTTTCATTGACGCTGAAAAAGTCGCGCGCTCAAGGCGGAACTTATTGCTATTTAGCTGTAACCATGTATCGAGCGATGAAAGAGTCGGGATTCACAACTGGACTTGTTACTAGAAACGAGAAGTTGGTTGATTCCAATGTCAATGACTCTGCGGTGATGTATAAGGTGGCTTGGATGCTTGACCGATTACCTGGGTGGATGTTGCCTGGAGGTTATTCAAGAAACACAACCGACCACGTAATAAAGCTGAAGAATGAATCAGGCTGGAGCGGCTATTCAGCGACAGGCGACGTAGCTCGTGGTGGTAGGACATCGATCTTTTGTTTCGACGAACCAGGAAGCGAAGAGTTCGTAGCTGGAAACCAAGACTATAAAATGCTTTCGTCGGTGGCGCACGTCAGCAATTGCATATTTCTTGTATCAACATTCGGTCTCGATTCTGGTGTGTTCTATGAGTCGGCGACTGATCCAGATAACCCACGGGTTTACAACCTGAGTTGGAAGGACAATCCCGACCATTCCAAAAATATGTACATCGTGAAAGAGGGCATTGCCGTGGCCTTTCGGCCAGAGGAGCAAGGCGCAGTCACCGAGTACATCGCGACACATCAGCGTGAAATCAAAGCCATCGAACGCCGTGGGCACAAGATTGAAGGACACATCCAGTCGCCTTGGTACAATGCCCACCGAATGCAACCAGGCGCTACCCCGCGATTCATCGCAAGAGAACTTGATGAGGATTGCCGTGGAGCCGTAGGGAAAGTCTTCAATCCAGAACTGCTCGACCGCATGAAGCATACTCACTGCAAAGGCCCGGTATGGGTCGGAAATCCCGTGTTCGATTCAGAGACGTGCAAGCTCACTGGTTTGATCCCCAGGGAAGATGGCTCGCTCAAGCTGTGGTTCAAGCCTGGAATCGACAACTCGCCACCGCTGGGACCGTTCACAGCGGGCGCTGACATATCGTCGGGCGGTGTGGGTGCCTATTCGTCGAACTCAGTCTTAACCGCGCTGGACAATCGCACTGGCGAACAGGTGTTGGAATACACGATCAAAGGGCTAGAGCCACGTCCGTTCGCACGGCGATGCGTCGGCCTGTGCATGTGGCTCAGAAACGCTTTGCTTGGCTGGGAAGATTCTGGCGTGTCTGGTGGCTATGCCAAGGAGATCATGGAAACTCTTTACTACGGCAACGTGTTTTACCGGAACGTGACACAGCTTGGTTCTCAGAAGAAAAGCCGCAAGCCTGGCTGGCCATGCCGCGATGCGGACAAGGCCGATATGTTCGAGCAAATGACACTGGCGATGGAGGATGGCAAGTTCGTTCCACGCTCGGAAGAGATGATCGTCGAGTGTGCCGAGTACGAATGGGATGGCGACAAGATCGTTCATGTGCCGACGAAAAACAAAGGGCTGACTGAGAAAAACCACGCTGACAGAGCTATCTCAGCAGCCGGTTGTTGGCTAGTCTTTAACACCGACAGCGCGGGTGATAAGATTGACAGCAGCGACGAAAATGGTCAAACTCCCGAGTATGGAAGTTTTCTGTGGCGCGAGCAACAGGTGCAAAATCGTGTAAGATCAGACAGTCCAAAATACGGAATTCGAGACGTGATTCGTCGTTACTAACTTTTTCGGAGGTAAAACCCGATGGAAGACAAGACTGAGAAGGCTGACAAGCCAGAGCCAACACTGGAAGAGAAGATCGACAAGGCGATTGAGATCATCCTAGATCAGATTCGCCACACCTTGAAGCCGCCAGAACAGCTTCAACAGACACAAGCTGTGCTGAACATGGCGCATGCAAAACAAATACTGCTTAACGAAGGAAAGACACCAAAGAAGTAAGGGGCCGCGACGCTAAAGGCGTCCGGCAATAATAAGGCATAAGTCGGAGTAGCTACCGACGAGATGCCTCTAACATCGCAGCCTTAGAGGGGTCGCGACGCTGATAAGCGTTTCGGCCCCTCATTTCTTTATAGGCTGCATATGTTCGACCTTTCTAACCAAGAAAAGCGAAGTAGGCTCTACAGGGCCATCAAGTCGTCTCGCGACGCACTAGACCCATTTCGTCGTGTTAGACAGGTGCTGATCAAAGACTACGTTGGTTCCTGGTATACCGAGACGGGCGCCGAGAACAAAACACTCATAAATCTCATCAACCAGACGGCGCGCATCTACATGATCTCGCTGGCTGCGAACAATCCGCAGGCTTTGGTTTCTACGCCACGAACTGAGAACATCGCCTTTGCCCGCAGGTTCGAAGTCAACCTGAACAAGCTCATCAGCGATATGTCCCTCGACCAGACGTTTCGCATGATCGTCTTGGATGCGTTCTTCTGCCTCGGCTGTGGTGTGGTGATGATGCGAGACACCGACACACGCTTCCATGGACTGCTGGAATCGGAAGAAGATGTTTGGCTTGATCCTGGCGAGCCATGGTTCAACCGAGTTTCACTGGATGACTTGATTCTGGACATGCCAGCCAAAGAGCTGAGCAAGATGCGGTACTGCGGCCATCGCTATCGCGCAGACTTCGAAAAGGTCATGGACGAGCCTGGCTATTCGAAGAAGGCCAAGGGCAAACTCAATCCAACCACGAGGTCACACCACGACTCGGTAGGTGCAGCTCGTGACATCGCTTCCGAGCATGGCAGTGCTGAGGATGATGACCTGAAGGAAATGGTCTGGCTGATGGACGTATGGATTGCCGAGAACAATTCCATTGTCACGATGGCCTGCGATCAAGCGGACATCGAGCCACTGATTGAGCGTGAATGGACTGGCTCTCAAGCTGGACCGTACAAGTTTCTGTCACTGGGCGATA